CCATCAGGATACACTGCAGGTGGAAAAGCTTTAGTAAACCAAGGTGTAAAAGTTTCATCTTCAGTAGCAATCACTGATTTTGCTGACTTGTCTTTTGTAGGAGTTACATTAACAGCTAGAGGAGCATTAATTTATAACACGACTACTGATGGTGGTTCAGGCACTACCGATGCAGTCGCTGTATTAGATTTTGGTGGAGATAAAACTGCAACGTCAGGAACTTTTACAATTCAATTTCCTGCGTTCACAACATCTGCTGCTATTTTAAGATTAGCGTAAGGATTAAAATGATATGGCCACTGGATGG